GGGTATCAAGTCAAAGAAGATCGAGCCCACCAAGAAGAAGATGGTTCCCGCTGTTGTGTCCGCTGTCGCAACCGGAATGAAGCTCGGCGCCGATGTGGACCCGCTCATCCTCGTGTGTCTGCCGTCCGGGGAGAACCTCGTAGCAAACGGCAACCATCGCCTAGCCGCCGCGAAAGAGGCGGGCGTGAAGCGGCTCCAGGCATACATCGGCACTGTCTCCCTCGCGAACGAGGCGGAAGTCAAGGCCGCTATCAAGGCGATGCAGGCGCCGAAGTTCGATGACAAAGGCCCCGGCACCAAAGGCCCGGAGGAACAGGGCAAGGCCGATCTCCGCGGCGCGATGCGCGGGCTGCGCGCAAGGCTCTCGGCTGAGATGTTGCCGCGCCTGCAAGCCTCTGTCGCAAGGGTGCTGGACGAGCAGAAGCGCACCGTCCTGGCCGACGTGCGGATGCACCACGCCCACGTCGTGAGCCACCCCGCGGATACGTCGGTGTGGTGGAAGCCGGAGCACTGGGACAAGACGATGTTGAACGCCCTCTCGGGCGTCTACCAGGCAGTAGGGCATGGCGTCTCCAAACAGGTGAACGCCCACAAAGCCGACCTCTCGGTGCAGTTCGGCCCCGCCGTTCCGGCTCCAAAGGTAGTGGCGCATGTGCTGGCCTTGGGCGCAAAGGATGTCTCCGGCATCAACGAGTGGACGCGGACGGAACTCAAAGAGATCATCGCGCAGGGCGTAACGGACGGGCTCTCGCCGGCTGAACTGGGCGACTCAATCGAGGCGTGGTCCGGCTGGAACGAATACCGCGCTGAGCGCATCGCTACCACCGAACTGGCGCAGGCGTACAACACCGCTTCGCTCGGCTCGTATCGCGAGGCGGGGCTAGAGATGGTGCAAGCCGACGATGCCTGCACATGCGACGAATGCCAAGAGGCGTTCGGGGACTCGCCGATCATGTCGATTGACGAGGCCGACTCAATCGAGGATCACCCGAACGGCACGCTCGAATGGCTGCCCGTCGTGAGCGAGACAGTGGAGGAAGGCGATGAGTAAGCAATCCGTCCCGCTCAAGGCGCAACCGCTCGACTCCGGGCAACTCGACAGATGGCTCGCCGGCAAGATGCCGCGCCGCATCCTCGTGGCGCCGTTCGGCGGGAAGCTCAAGGCGTCGTTGTTCGGGCACCCCGACGACAAGTACGGGCGCGACCTGGACGGCGAGTACTTCCACCCCGGTACGGACTTCTTTGGCCCCAATCCCCGCATGAAGGCCAACCGCGACCGGCTCGTGGACTGGCACCACGTGACGTTCATGGGCCAGAAAGACCCCGCACCCGGACGCACCATGAAGGGCGCCGTGCTCGGCAAGATGGTGCTCGACGCCGAGTCGGAAGCCGATGGCATGTGGGCCGACTGGTGGGCGAACGCGGGCGAGCAACGCCGCAACCTCGTTGCCATGCTCGAACGTCGCAGCGTGCCGCTCTACAACAGCACTCAACCAATCGCGGCGCAGATCGTCTACGGCAAGGCCGGCGCTATCGACGTGTGGCCGATCCGCTTCGATACGATCTCCACCGCTCCGCAAAATGGACTGGCAGTGGTGCCGCCTCTCAAGGCGCTACTCGCCGACCCCTCAATCAGCGATTTCAGCGAGACAGCCGTAATGGCCGCGCTCGCAGAGTCGGACGACCTCAGCGCGTACCTGGCAGGGACCTCGGTAACGGGCCAACTGCCGGCAAAGGCCGGGCGAGTCTTGTCCACCAAGACCCGAGCGCAGTTGTACGAACTGTCGCGGCTCCTCTCGGAGTTCGTGCGTCAGTACGATCCAACTGCCTCCCAAGAGGTACACGATGATGAGTGACGAGGTAACCCCTCTGAACGAAACCATGACCGAACTGCTCGCGGAGATGCGCAAGGTCACCGCGGCGCAGGAGTCCGGCGGGAAGACGGATCGCACCGTCGAGGGCAAGGCGAAGCTCGCCGCTGCTCTCACCGACGAACACGAGAAGCTCTCCAAGAAGGACCGCAAGGCCGCCAAGGCGAAGGCCGCTGAGGCTCAGGCCGAGTCCGACGCGCGGCTTCAGCGGATGATCCGCGACGAGCTGCACGGCGTGCGCTCTGCCCCCGCCAATCTCGGCAAGGCAAAGCTCGCAGACGAGCCGCGTGGTCGTCGCAAGGCGTCGTTCGAGGAACGGCCCATCAAGTACTTCCGCCAGGCGTTCCGCGGCTACAAGGCAGGCGAGTTCCTCAACGCGCTCTGCGACTACCGCGGCATGTCCATCGACGGCATCGACCCCGTTGCGGTCACCCGCGGCAAGGCCGTGCTCATGGAACTGGCGGCGTTCGGCGGCAGGGCGGATCAGTCGCAAGGCATGATCCTGCTCGGTCGGCGCGACGGCGACATGATCGGCAAGGCAACGCTCGGCACAACCGGGGCCACGGGTGGATATGTCCTCCCGAACAACCTGGTTGACTCGGTGGTCAAGCCGAACGTGCAGGACGCCATCTACCAGAAGCTCTGCACCGTGCGCAACGGCGTCGCGGTCCGCGGAGTCGATCAGCCGTACCGCACCGGCGCTCCGTCTCGCGCTCAGTTCTCCAACTGGGGCGCGCCGAAGGAGACCCGAGACGAGGCATACGGCTCGTACACCGCCACTCTCGGCACGATGGCGCTGATCTACGACGTGGGTAAGCAATACCTGCGGTTCAGCGCCGGCTCTGCCGAGGAAGACGTGATGGACGAGCTCGCCAAGGCCCACCGCCTCGGAGAGAACTACGCCGTCATCGCCGGCCCCGGCACCGGCTCCGCCTCCCCTGGCGTGAACGATCCGACCGAAGGCGTCTACACGGCGCTCGCGGCTGGCGCGGCCACGTACCACACGACCACCTTCACCGCCGCCAACGCGACGGTCGCAGGCTCGGCCGGCAAGGGCTTCGCGCTCATGTTCAAGGCGCTTGCTGCACGGTCCCGCCGCCCCACGGCGGTCGTCGTGGATGCCCTGGCTTACTGGGACATCCTCGGACAGGGGACCGACGCCGCCGGCTTCTTCGTTCCGGCAGTCGAGTCCGCCACCACCATCTCGGGCTTCGCGATGGGCTCGGACGGCACCCTGCGATGGCACGGCGTGCCCGTCGTCATGGACGCCAATCTGGACGCCAACTCCGGTCAGACCGGCCTCGCCATCGCAGGCGAGTGGGACGCGCTCAAGATCTACCGGGGCATCGAGTTCCGCGTAGATACGAGCGATCAGGCTGGCACCCGGTGGGATCAGAACCTCGTCGGCTTCCGTGGCGAGCAGGAGTTCGGCCTTCACGCCGGCACTGCCGTCGCGACCGGCGCGTTCCAGTACCTCACCTCTCTCCTTCCGTAATCCCCTAGACCGTGGGGACCGGCTCGCGCTCCGGTCCGGTCCCCACACCTCGGAGCGCAGACGAATGATCACCTTGTGTATGCTGGTCAACGATCCCCCGCTAGACCGCCTAGCGATGCTGCTCGATTACGTGGCGCCGGTCGTGGGGCAGGTCGTGGTGGTGGTGGATGACCGGACAGATGAGCAGTTGACGACTGCCCTCACGTTCATGATGCCGTTCGGCCCCGACGATATGGTTGTTCCTTTCACATGGGCCGATGACTTCGCGGCCGCCCGCAATGCCGCTCTCCCCCACGTCCGCGGCGACTGGGTTCTACACCTGGACCCCGACGAACTGCCGAGCGCCGACATGCTGGCGTTTCTGTCGATGGTGGATCGCAGCGAGTGGCGCGATCACGTCGATTGGAAAGACGGCCACTACTTCGATCCCAGGGGCTACCTGTTCTGGACGCGCAACTACTTCGGGGGCGTCCAGGGCGAGGAATGGGAGGAACACTGGCACTGCCGCCTGTTCCGCGCATCGCTCGGCAAGTGGTACAAGCCGGTGCACGAACTGGTATCGCTCGCAGGCCAGCCGGAGAACGCAACGCGCAACACTCCGGTTCTCCCGAAGGCCCCACGCGCGGCGCACATCATCCATACCCCCGTCCCACACGACGACTCGCTGTACGCGCGGATCGAAGCATGATTGACACGACGATCATCGTCACCACCTGCGACCGCCCGGGAATGCTCATCGAATGCCTGGCGTCCATCAAACGCGCGGGGGACATGCGCATACTCGTGGTGGACGACTCGAACTCGGGCAACGGACGCGGCGTCGCAGAAACAGCAGGCGTCGATTACACCCGAACGGCCCACATCGGAACGTCGCGCGCCCGACTCGTGGGGCTCGAATGGGCAGATACGCCCTTTGTCGCGTTCTTCGATGACGACGACTACATGCTCGATAACTGGTACCGGCTGCACGTTGCGCCGATGCCGAATGCGGACGTGGTTACGAGCGACTATTACGACGCCGACGCGAACCTGCGCCCGACCAAAGAGCGCCGCTTCCCGCAACCCTCCCTGACCGATCTGCTCGCCTGTCGTGTCACCGTCAACGATGGCTCACTGATCCGTCGCTCCGTACTCGAAAGTGTGACGTGGCACCCCGAGCGTGACGACGTGATGATGCTCTCGCTGTGGCTCGAACTGGCAACCAAGGGCGTGCGGTTCGTGAACGTCACAGAGCCGACGTGGCTGTATCGCTGGCACGGCACCAACAAGAGCTACACCGTGCGGACGGAACGCGATGCCGAGCAACGTCGCGAAGCCATTGCGGAGTACGCGCGATGACTCACTGGGTAATGACGCGCAGCGCCTACGGCCCCGAGTGGGACCGCGAGGCGAACGCCCGCCGGCTCACGATCACCCGCGCCGTCACCGCCCGGCTCATGGCGCAGCAGACGGCCGACTTCTCATGGATCGTGCTGCTCGACAATCGCGACCCGTTCCTCAACGACCGGATGGACCTCTACGCCAAGTCCTGCCCGGCCTTCCACCCGCTGATCTGGTCAAGCGGCCCGCAGACGACGCGCAAGGACAAGGCCGACCGAATGCCCAACTGGCGCATCTTCGTCGCCCCGCGCGAACCGGCGTTGATGACGCGGCTCGATGACGACGACGGCTTCGCGCCCGACGCGCTCGAACGCTACCAGCGCGCCGCCGCGAAGCTCGCCGAGCGCACGGTGCTGATACTCCCGGGGGGTATTCGCTACTTTGCTGGGTTCCAGGTTGCCGTGCGACACGAGCGCAACGCGATGCAGAGCCTCTACACGCCCACAGGAGACACGCTGAGCCCATACGACTACACGCACACCGATCCACCCGCCCCGGTTCGGATCGTTGATTGTGGGCCGTCCTGGCTGTGGGTCCGCCATGAGGACTCGATCAGCGGCGAGGACATGAACGCGGCGTACCCGCTGACCGACGCGACACGCCGCCACTTCCCGGTCGATTGGAGCGCAATATGACCGTCCTGGTAGCCATTCCGTACTACCGCAATGCCGACTACATCGAGCATGCCGTGGGATCGGCTCTGTTGCAGACGTACGATGACATCGTGGTGTTGGTAGCGGGCGACGGTGAAACGCCGCCCAACATCAGGTCGGCTCATACCCGTGGACGCTTCGGCTCCCTGAATGGAAAGCAACTCCGCGCCGTCACCTTCCCGACCAACGAGGGCGCGCCACTCACTCAACAGGCGATGCTGCTTGGCTCCCCGTACGAGTGGTACGCCCCGATGGGCGCTGACGACTGGCTCGACCCCGAGTACATCGAACGGCTGCTCTCGCTCGGGACTAAGGCCAACGCCAGCGGCGAGATATGGCACAACGACACCGAACAGAGCCTCGTGCATGACCGCGCACACACGGAGTTCGGCGTGTTCGACGCTGACCTCTTGCGCTCCGTGGGCGGCTACGGCATCGACCGTCGATGTGGGCAGGACACGCTGCTCTACGAAGACATCCTGCCGCACGTCTGCCCGGTGACCTACCTGGACGTGCCGAACTACCACAAGCGGCTCCACCCGGGTTCCTTGACTGCTGATCCGGCGACCGGCTACGGCTCCGCGTACCGCGCGGAAGTCGTCACACACAATCACGAAGTGCGGGCCTTCTGCGAGTCATTCGGCTGGGACCCCGTAATGGTCCGCACGTACCGGGATCGCCTCGCTGCGTCGTTCTCAGACGTGCTGGGGGCACGTGTGGCGATGGTGCGGGAGGCGCTCGCATGAACATCCTGCTGTTCTCGCCCGGTCCCGACACCGCAGGACTCGGCGCGGGCATGCGCGCGGCGTTCGAGTCGCAAGGGCACACCGCCCGACACGTCCGATTGCAGGACTCGCCCTGGCACTACCCCGCCGACATTCAATGGGACCGCAACGACCCGGATCAGACGCGGCAGGTTGCGAAGCTCTGGCGCGATGCGGATATCGTCCACATCTTCGAGAAGCCCGAGTGCGCAACGTGGTTCCCGACTCGCGGGGGCTTGATAGTCCATCACCTCGGCACGTTCTACCGCTCCAAACCTGCGGAGGTATCGGCGCAGTGTCGCGCCATCGGGGCTACCGAATGCGCGGACATGCACGACCTGGTGAGGCTTTCCGGCGCCGAGTGGCTGCCCGACGTGATCGACATGGCGCCGTTGGCAGAGTTGCGAAAGCGCGAGTACGTCCCGTCCGCGTCAATCAAGATCAGCCACGCGCCTACCAACCGCATCTACAAGTCAACCGACGTGATCCTCGCGGCCATCGACGTACTGAGCCGCAAGTATCCGATTGACTTCGATCTGATCGAGGGCGTCCCGAATGCGGAGTGCATCCAGCGCAAGGCCCGCTCCGACATCTTCGTGGATGAGCTGACGCTCGGCTACGGGCTGAACGCTTTGGAGTGCTGGGCAATGGACATCCCCGTTGTCTCGGGGATAGCCAATCAGGACACGCGCGAAATGATGGTGCGCGACTTCGACCGCCGCGCGACGCCGTTTGTCGAGGCGAACCCCGGCAACCTGCTCGGCATCCTCGAATGGCTGTGCGACGCAGCGTCACGACGGAGGGAATGGGGCCGGATCGGGCACGAGCACGCACAGACCTATCACTCTCAAAGGGCCGTTGTGGAGCGGGCCATCGCGATCTATAGGAGCGCATCATGAAACTACTCGTGATTGGTGATCTCGACTCGACAGGGTTCGGCAGCGTGACGATGGACCTCGGCCGGACGCTGCTCGCGCAGGACATCGACGTGCGCTTCGTCGCCGAGACAAAGATGGAACTGCCCGAGCCGTTCCTGTCGCGGACCGCGCTGCTACTCGCCGGGTGGCTGGCGGTGAACGACGAAGGCCGGGAGCACTTCTCGCGGCTGTTCAGTGGCGGCGCGTTCCCTGATGGATGGGTGCCGGACTGCGGACTGCTGATCGGCGATCCCGGATCGCTCATGGGAAACCCGATCCTCTCGGTTGTGCCCGAAGGCTTCCCGATCTGGCACTACGCCCCCATCGAAGGTATCGACCTCCCGCCTGCGTGGGGCTCGATATGGAGCGTGGCGAAGCCCATCGCTATGTGTCAGTTCGGCGCGGATGAGATCGAACGCGCATCGGGCTACAAGCCGCCATTTGTGTATCACGGCGTAGACACGGACACGTTCCGCGAGGTGTCGGGGCTGCGCCCCTTGGTGCTCGACCACAAGGTGCTGCGCACGAAGGCCGAGTGTCGAGCCGTCTTCGGACTCGATCCCAACCGGACGATCCTGTTGCGGGCAGATCGCTACATGCCGCGCAAGGCATACCCGTCCATGTTCCGCGCCGTGATGCCGGTGCTCGAAGCGCACCCCGAAGTAGACCTGGTGCTTCACTGCAAGACACGCGATATCGGGGGAGATATCCGGGTCGAGCTTTCCAAGTACGGCGATCTGGCAAAGCGTGTTCTGTTGACGGGGCTTGGCGGCAAGCTCCCGCGCGAGGGGCTCGTGGCGCTGTACAACTCGGCCGACCTGTACCTGTCCAGCGGTCCCGAAGGTTTCGGGCTCACGATTGCCGAGGCGCTCGCGTGCGGCCTGCCAGCGGTAGGACTGGACTTCACCGCGGTTCCCGAAGTCATCGGCCCCGGCGGAACGTTGGTCCCAATCGGCAGTCTCGTGGACTCGATCTACTCCTACTTCTGGGCGATCCCCGACGAAGCGAAGTACGCCGAGGCCGTCGAATACCTCGTGACTCACAAGCACAAGCGCGAGCAACTGGGCGCGCTTGGGGCGATGCACGTGCGGTCCAAGTTTTCATGGGCCACAGCGGCCTCTCAATTCGTTACAATCATGGCCGGAGCGCAGTCGCAGGAGGCAGCGGCGTGACGACTCCGATCTACCCGGTGACCCCGCAGGACGTGCGGGACTACCTGCTGCTCGAAGATGCCGGCACGGGCACGCCTCCCAACAGCTCGCGCTACGGCGACCCGATGCTGTACGGGCACATCGCCGCTGCGAACTCGTACCTCGAACAAGAGACGCACCGCTTCCTCGCGGACCACGGCACGATCCTCTGGCCCACCACGACCCTTCTACGGGCGCAGGTGCCCATCCCCGGCTTCCGCACGTTCGGTAACGTGACGTGGGGCCCGGTGGCAGGCCCGACGTATCTGCACGTATCAGTCCCGGGCGACGGAACCTCCGGCCCGCTGTGGGCGATCCCCGATCCTCTCTCGACTGGTGTCTACATCGCCATTCAGCAACGCCCCTGGCGGGTGGACAACGAGAACTGGTACCTGTCGGTAAACGACTGGTGGGGCAAGTCGATGGACTCGCCATTCTTCCCCGGCAACCTTGGCGGCGGCTACGCCTGGACCTCCGTTCCGAACGACCTCCAAATCGAAGGTGAGGCCGGATGGGCGGCAGGTGACGCGCCGGACGCCTACCGACACGCGCTCTTGATGCTCTCGGCGTTCTTCACCAAACGCGCCACGTCGATCCTCGCAGATGTGGCGATCACCCCCGCGGGTGGGGTCATCAAATACTCCCGCATGCCGGACGAAGTGCGCATGTTCATCGACGCATGGAAGCTCGGCGAGCAGGCGGTTTCCGTTGGCTAGTGTGACGTTGGTCGGATACGACGCCTTGCGGGCACGTTTGGAGCGTGTCGGGCATTGCGACCGCAAGCTCATGCAGATGCTTCTGTCGCAATCCGAGCGCGAGGCGGAGTTGCTCGCTCCCCGCAGGACGGGCAACCTTCGGCGCTCCATCGGCTCGAAGGTCATTTCGGACACCAAAGGCCAACTCTATGCCCGAGCGAAGTACGCGGAGGCGCATGAGCGCGGCTCTGGACTCTACGGCCCCCACCACGCCAAGTACGAGATCAAACCAAAGGTCAAAAGGGCGCTGGCCTTTGCTTCGCAGGGGATGGTGACCGAGCGGTTTGGGGACTCGGCCATTCTCAAAACGCGGCTCACTGGGTCCATGACGGCAGGCTCCATGCGGGAGTTCGGCAACGCCGCGCTGGTCGTCGTTCGTTCGGTGATGCACCCTGGCGTAAAGGCCCGACCCTACATGGTCCCAGGAGCAAAGGCGGCTATCAAGGGCGGCGGACTCGAAAAGGAGATCGTCAGCGTGTGGGAGGGGAAATGACCTGGACTGGCACCGCCGTCATTCCGTCCTCATTCACGACGAACCGGCAGGACGTACACGCGCTGGTAATCGCCATCGCCGATGCATGGATCACGTACGCCCTGGCAAACGGCATCGTGAAGGGGCTCGTGCGCAAACGCTGGCACACGCTGCCCGAAGACCTCTCCGGCGAAGGGCCGGCCGTCTATCTCTCGGAGATCACCGAACGTATCACCCACGACATGCAGACCCGAACGACAGTGTTCGAGGGCGCCGTGGCGTACTTCGATGTGCTCTCCGATCCGCAGGAGACAGACGACCGCGTGAACGCCTTCGCCGACTACATGCGGGACACGTTCACGGCCAACGCTCAAACGCTCCCCTACGGGATGTTCGAGCAGTACCAAGCCGGAGAAGAACCGCCACTACATGAGGGGACAACCCCCTTTGCGCACTTCGTCATTCGATGGCGCTTCACTGTTCAAGGTGGTTATCGGTAGGGCGGTAAGAGCCGCCGAGAAAGGAGAACCCAGGTGACTGTATCGCCCCTCCCGGGCAACGTTCGTTTCAGGGCTTACCAGATGGGGCCGGAGAGCGCGTTCGTGACGCCTGTCGCAGCGACGCGCCGGTACCCGGGCAAGTTCGCCCCGACCGTCGATCCGCACTGGACCGACCCCGACATCGACACCGGCACGCTCGGCCACGCCGTTCCGCCGTATCGCACGGCCATCGACGTGACAGGGGCTTACACCGGGCCTCTCGCTTACGACGACATCCCCACGTTCATGACGGCGATCTACAAGCCGGTGCCGCCTTCCGCTTCCGGCGCGGCGATCACGTGGCTGTGCCTCCCCGCCGAGACGACTCAGGACAACTTCCAGACGTGGACGGGCGAATGGGGCGACGAGGTAACCGGGGATCAGTTCCAGTACTACTCTGGCATCCTCGAAAAGCTCCAGCTCACCTACCCCGACGACCTCTCGCCGATCCAGGTTCAGGCCGACTGGCGCTTCGCTCAGGCCGTCTACCCCAAGACCATGACCGCCGGGCTGTCGGTTGACTCCGCGCCCATTTGGGCCTACGGCGCCGACACGCAGATCGCGCTCAACTCCACAGCCGCGACCATCGGCAACACCCCGGTCCTCAAGACCGCCCACAGCATGACGGTCACGATTACGCAGGCCATCGACGTGAAGCGGTTCATGGACGGCGCCTCGACTCGGTTCCAGGCTCAGGGCTACGGCCGTGGACTCAGGACCGTCGAGACTTCGTTCAAGCTCGCCAAGTCGGCGGCGGCACTCACGGAAGCGGCCAACTGGCTCAACACGAACCCCGTCGAACGCTTCCTCTCTCTCAAGACCGTCTCCCCGACCCTCATCCCCACGACCGCAGTGCCGTACACCTCCGAGCTTCGGTTCGCCGGATACTGGTACACACGTTCCGAAGACACGCACGGCAACGCCAACACGGCGATGACGCTCGTGTGCCGGTCTACCTACGATCCCACCCTCACCTACGGCTCGTGGTGGAATGCGATCTGCGCACGAGCAGCCCTCTAGACAACGTAAGGAGCGCACGATGTCAGTCGCGATCAGGTTCGAGCTTGTGGGGTATCCGTGCCCGTGCCCGGGTACCCCACACGAGACAGAGGCTGTGTACTTGGAGCCGGAGGCGACTATCCCGATGGGGATGGCCGTCAGCTATCGCATCTCCAACATGACCACCAGGGCTACTGAACTGGACGCCGAAACGCAGGCGCGCGGCGAAATCGCACCGTTCCTCATGCAGTACGGGATCCGCACCTGGACGTTCACCGATGAGAAGGGCGGACGCGTGACCGTCAGCCCCTCCACCATCGCCGAACTGCTGCCGTTCGCCGGACCCGGCAACCCCGGGTTCGAGGTGTGCGACAAGTGCATGACGCTGTACCTGGAGGCGGTTAGCCGCCCTTTACGCGAACGGTGGAACAAGCTCTTGAATGGTGGGCAGACGGCCGACTCGACATCTCAAACCCCGCAGTCTACGGAGTCGCCCCCGACGCAGCCCTCGCCGTCCTTGCCCGAGAACACGGATGGGCAGCCGTCAGAGGACCCGGCCCCATGACATGGCGCGAGGCGGCGGCCAGTCTGCAACTGATCGCAGAGGAACGCTACGGCGCCCCCCGGCGAGCGGTCGTGTATGACGAGAAGGCGCGCGAGGATCAGGCTGCCGACGCCGCTAAAGCCGGGCTGGAGGGCACATGAACGAAACTGTCCTGACGGTTCTCCTCGAACTGAAGGATCAGCTCTCTGGCGGCGTGTCCAAGGCTGAGTCGGAACTGTCCGGCTTGGCCTCCGGCGGCATCTCTACGGCCGGTCGCGCGCTCAACAGCCTAGAGTCAGCAGCAGGACACGCCAAGGCGACACTCGGCGGATTGGCTGGGTCGATGCTCGGGCAACTGGGCATCGGCTTCGGCTTGATGCAGATTTCGTCCTATATTCAGGGGGCCATCGGCAACACCGAGCAATTCGGCGAAGCGGTGCTCGAACTGCACACCCTGAGCGGGGAGAGTGCCGAGTCGCTCTCCGGGCTCGCAGGCGCCATGTCGGCTATCGGGCTGACCGGAGCAGACGCACTCAATGTCGTGGGCAAGCTCGACAAGACCATTGGCGCGATGTCCACCGACAAAGAACTCACATTCGAGATGCAGTACGGCATCGAGCTGCGGAACACGACTGTCTCGGTCAAGGCGGCGGCGGCGGCGGAGGCCGTGCTCAAGGACTCGAAGGCATCCACGGCCGACCAGACGCAGGCGCAGATAACTCTAAACGCCTACCTGGCCGGCTCCTACAAGAGCACCAACGACCTCATCCTAGACGCTGCGGATTACTACAACTCGACGGCATCTGCGGAGGACAAGGCGGCGGCGCTGTCCAAGGAGTTCGGCAAGGGCTGGCAGACGCTCATCCCGCTGTTTACGCAGGGCAAGGAAGGCATCCTCGCGCTAGAGCAGCAGGCCGCGTCGATGGGCCTCACGATCACCACGGACAACCTCCCCGCGATTGAGGCCATGAAGGAAGCCTCGGAGAAGTGGAACCAGAGCATCTCAGGCCTCCAACTCCAGATCGGGCTTGCGCTCCTCCCGGCGCTGTCCAGCCTCGCTGATAAGGCCGCGGACTTTGCGACCGGCCACCAAGCCGATATTGTCGGTTTCTTCAAGAGCGCGGCGGACTTCGCGGGTGAACTTGGAGACGTGCTGACGAATGACGTGATGCCGGTTCTCTCCACTCTCGCGGGCTGGTGGGGCTCCATCCCGAAGGAGTTTCAGGAGCTACTCATCGCGGGCTTTGTCACGCAGAAGGCATCGTCGTGGCTGTTCGGCGGAGGCGGGATCATCGGCGGCACGATGGGGCTGCTCGGTGGCAGCGGAACGAGCGTCGCGGGCAACGTTGCGGGCGCGGTAGATCAGCTCGGCGCGACGCCGGTACATCCGATGTTCGTCTCGGTCGTGGGTGGACTCGGAGCACTGGCGGGCGCAGGCGAGGGTGCCGCGGCGGGCGAGGCAGGCGCGGCAGAAGCGGCAGGCGCCCTCGGGACCGTTGTCACCATCGGCGCCGTAGCGCTGGCTGCGGCCGCCACCCTTGCAGCCGTTTACGTCGGCTGGACGCAGTTCGGTCCCGGCGGGCAAGTCAACCAAGATCAAGCACAGACCGATACCCAGATTGCTGCATGGGCCAAACAGGATACGTCGCTCCAGAACAACACCGACGCGCTCAAGGCCGAGATGGAAACGTGGAAGGGCCTTCGCAGTACACCGGGAGTGGGCGCGCTGGCAGGAACCTTTGCCAACTCGCAGGAACAAGAGGCGTTGATCGCCGCGGCAAACAAGCTTGCCAACGGCGCGTCCATCTCGCCTGAGGGGATACAAGCACTCAAGGACGCTCTGGCGTTGGCGAAGTCCGACCCGACTCTTGCGGGAGCGATCAACCAACTCTCCGCCGATCTCAACAAGGCTGAAGGGTTGCCAGGTTCGGCCGCCCAAGCGAAACAAGACAAACAGACCATCGCCACGGCCGATGAGGGAACAGCCAAGGCGCTCAAGGGCAGTTCGGATGCGCAGACAACCGAACTCACGAAGCTCACCGCCCTCCAACGGACGCTACTCGCGACAGGTGACACGAAAACGGCCGCCTCGATTGGTGCGGACCTTGAGAAGTTGCGGACCGCTCTCGGAGAGATCAACGAAACGACTGCCACCCTGGCGGACAAGCCATACCCGCCGATCTTCGTCACGCTCAACTCGGACGGTTCGACGGCAAAGGACGTATCGAGCGCACAGACTACCCGCTGGAACTACAAGGGCACAGTGGCGTCGTGACGGTCACGATCCGCCACGGCAACCTCGGAGCGGCCTCGACTCAGATCGCGGGCTACGTTCGTTCGCCATCGCCTCCGGGGCCGAACATCCTGCCGCCCGTTTGGCAGCTTACCGAAGGCGGCGAGAAGGGTGCGACGGCAATCAGCGGGATGGATGTCGAGGATGCCGCAGCGGCGCAGACGTTGGTGGGGCTCAAGGAAGTCCACTGCGAAGACTCAGCGTGCTCCGAGCCGACCATCTTTGCGGGCTTTTGGGGCAGCCGAGCCATCGGCCGCGCCGCCGCGTTGCTGACCGGCGCGCAGCGTCATTGGGACGCGCAGACCACTGACCTGAACGTACTCCTGAGCGACTACATCATTGACTCCGGGGCCCGCCCGGCCGAGACGGACATCGCGCGTATCGACTGGCTGATCCGAAGCGGGTACCTGCCGATTGGCGACGCGGGCTTCATCGACCGATCCTCCCCCGTCTCCCTTCCCGCAGCCGACTACACCGGGCGCAACCCGCTGGACGTGATCGCGGAAGCATCGAACCTCAGCGGCGCGAACTACTGCGTTCGGTGGGAACAGGCCGCCTCGTTCTGGGATGCCAACTCGCCGTGGTGGCCCGGGTTCCACACAACGTACGTACCGTGGTCCGGCTCGGCGCAGTTCCCGGTCCCGACTTCCTTGGACTCTCTTGGCGGCTCCGTCTTCCAGGCCGCCTACTATCCCGCTGGTTCGATCTACCCGTCTACCGCATCGTGGACACACTCCAATGACATGTTCACGGCGTGGACGCCAGCCGCCAATACCGGGTCCAGCTTCGGGTTCACCGGCACTGGCGTTCCGGGTCCCGGCCCCGGCGCAATGGCCCTGGCGGGCAGGTGGGTGTGGGACCTGACTGCCGCAGGACTGCCCCTCATTGCAACGGTCGGGATCGTGAACTGGCAGACCGGCGGTGCCGACGCGAGCTTCGCCATCCAGTACTCGGACGACGGCACGAACTGGACGACGCTGTTCGATCAGGCGGCCATCGCGGCGGCGAACATCAACGGGCCGTACCTCCCGACGAGCGTCATGTCTGTCCCGTTCGCCTCAGCCAATCATCGGTATTGGTCGCTGACGATGGGCGTCACAACCACGTCCGTTTGGAGCGGCCCCGATGCGATGGGGCTCCTGCTGTGGGTTGGCACAGCGATTGGTCCAGGCCCGGCGCTCGTCTACCATCAGCCCTCTTGGAGCGGTGATCAATCCACGCTCTCGATCTCGAACGTGCGCAGCGAGTGGAACGGTGCGACGGTCTTCGGCCCCCGGCAGGGCGACAACCTCACCCGCGATCCGCAAAGGGTCTACTCGGGTTGTTGGTTCGAGTACTCCGGCGGGCACGTCTACGTCACCAACGGCACGACCCTGGCGGCGTTCCGCCATCGGGACGTGCGTTCGAGCGACATGAGCTGCACGACCGCCGCTGCTGCTACTGCACTGGCGACCGCCTACCTTGCGCGGTGCAACACCGAGGAAGACCGTTTCACGTGCAACATTGACAACGTGCCAGCGGCCTACGTC